TGTCAATTCGGGTCAAGGATATGTAACAGCACCCAGAGTTGCTATTATTGATCCAGTTGGTGCTCAAGTTTTAGAAACTGTGGTAGATTCAAATGGAAGACTTGTTTCTATTGAACTTTTGAGTGGTGGTAGTGGATATGATGATGTACCATCAGTTTATATTATTGATGATGGTGATAATCCTGGTACAGGTGCAGTAGCAAGTGCTTCGGTATTTAATGGAAAAATTACTGATATCAATGTAAGTAATTTTGGTAGTGGATATTCACAAACGAATCCACCAACTGTTATTATTCAAAATCCGCCAGAGGCTAAATTATCTGTTGAAATTGGTTTAAACGAAGTTACTGGTTTCTCAGTATCCAAGAATGGTTCTGGATATGATAAATCTAAGTTCGTGGGATGTGCTAGAGCATCTAGTGGAATTATTGAATATACTGAGAATGGAAATGCAGTATTTTCTAATAATACTACTGCATCTGCATCTGCAGTTAATGCAGAAGTTAAATGCTTAGATGCATTGTTTGTTAAGAGACTATTAGACAAATATACTGAACAATTTCTGCCTGATGTTCCAGAACTTGACTATAAAAAAATTGATGTAAGAAATTCAATTAAAACTGTAAAAGATTTTTATTCTTCAAAGGGTACATCTTTTAGTATTTCTTATCTTTTTAAACTTCTTTATGGTGAAAACGTATCTGTTTCCTATCCAAAAGATCAAATTACCAAACCATCTGCTGCAACTTGGTCAGTTGACACAATTTTACGTGCCACTCTAGTTAGTGGTAATCCAGATAATATTAAAGATGGATTATTAACTCAAGATGCTGATATTGCAGATGCAAATATTAAGGCAGCTAGTGCTCTAATTGAAAATTTCATTTCTATTAAAACATCAGAGACTGAGATATACGAACTTGTACTTTCTGAAGAAACTATTCAAGGGACATTTGTAGTTCCTTATAAAACAAAACTTGGAGAACCCCTTAATACGACTGACAGTATTATCACGGTAGACTCCACAATTGGTTGGCCAGAAAGAAATGGTGAATTTTTAATTGGCGACTCAGAACTTATTCAATATAAAGAAAAATCTCTTAATCAGTTTATTGAATGTACTCGCTCTGTAAATGGTATTGTTGAAGATTGGGACTCTGCTACAGAAGTAACTTCTAATTTAGTTGTTTATGTAAATAAAGGAACTCCTCAAGAAGTAGTTTTGAGTGTTGTTGGTATTGTTGATGCTCAACAAACATCGTTGACTGATACTGGATCTTATTATCTCTCTGGTGATAAACTCTCAGTATCAAAACTTGGAGGAACTTCCGAAAAACCAGAATTAAAAACCTGGTTGTATAATGTTAAAAAACTCATCGAGGTAAGTACCATCACCTTTGGTGGTGTTGATAATAGATTTGCTACAGTTACATGTGAAAATAATCACGGTCTTTTAGTTGGAGACCAGGTAACAATCTATGGTGCTAATCCAATTCTTTTTAATGGAACATTTTTAGTAACTTCTAGAGATAGTGACACTATTTTTCAATATCAACTTGCACAACCAGCAGAAGTAGTTCCCCAAGGTAATATTCTTGTTTCTGTTGACCTTAATAAAGGTAAATCTAGCGATACCGCCATACAAAATTTTATCAGTCCATATACAACTAATATTCAAAATTCATTTTTTAATGATGATTATGTTTATGTGGCATCTACTGGTATTCCTAACTACAATATTGGTCCTTTTCCTGGATCTGCACTTCTTCCAGGAAACCAGCGTAAACTTAATAGATTTTCATTAAATCCTCAAACTATTTCAGTTAAAAATAATATTAATCCTGGTCCTATTGGAACTTGGGTTAATGGAACATCTATTTGGTCATACAAATCTGATGTAACTAAAACTTTTGGTCCTATTACATCGATTGATATTGATAATGCTGGATCTGATTATGATGCAGCATTCCCTCCAAACATTAATATTGTTGGCGGAGGAGGATCTGGTGCAGAAGCATCAGCAACAGTTAATGGATCTATTACGGAAATTATTGTTAATGATGGTGGATCTGGATATACATCTTCTCCTCTGGTATCTATTGTTGGTGGTAACGGATCTGGTGCTTCTGCAACAGCAATTATAACCAAGGGTGTAGTTTCTAGTATTCTTATGAATACTAAAGGTAGTGGATATACTTCTCAACCAACTATTACCGTTGTTGGTGGCGGCGGTACAGGCGCTACAGCAACTGCTTCCGTTAGAGGACCTATTAAATCCGTCAGTGTTTCCAACGGAGGTGAATCTTATACATCTAAACCAACTGTTACTTTAAGTTCTGGATCTGGTGCAGTCGCTCAAGCGATTGTTCAAAATGGTCGTATTATTTCTATTGCTATCATTTCTGCAGGTAGTGGATATACAACTGCTCCCGAAATTACTATTCAGGGCGATGGTTTTGGTGCAGTTGCACGAGCAACTATTGATATTGATGGTGAAAATGCTGGAAGAGTAACTAATATTGAAATTATTAATAGGGGTATTAATTATGTTCAGGGAACTACAATTATTAATTTGACTTCTGTAGGTTCTGGTGCCACATTTACTCCTAATGTATTTGAATGGACGTATAATCTCCAAGAAACTACACAATTTGATAGTGCAAGGGGGTCTGTATTTTCTGGATTTAATAATCAATATGGTGGAGAATATGCTCATATTTCAAAC